TGGGATTCATTCCAAAGAGAGCACTGGCTTGTTGTTGTAACGTACTGGTCATGAGAGGTGGTGGAGCGGCAGCTGTCCAGGGTTTCACATCATTTGCTACAACAGTGCCTTTGGTGGATGCTACATTTTCCATATAATTCATGGCTGATTCTTCATCTTCGAGATCGTCATCCATGGTTCCTAGGAACCCAGTTCCTAGGTAAATCCACTCCACGCTAAGTCCCCAACTCGATTCTGTCTTGAATTCCGCAATGGCATCTTCCCGTTCAACCACCAATCGAATGGAAGGGATCTGGCAGCGTCCAGCAGACAGACCAGATGTAACATGCTTCCAGAGCAACGGACTCATCGTGAATCCAATGAGGAGATCTAAGAGAGATCGAGCCTGTTGGGTATGAACACGATTCATATCAATGGTGCCTGGATTTGCAATGGCGTGTCGAATCGCCTTTTCAGTGATTTCTGTAAAGGTGATGCGTTTAACATTTTTGAGTTTCAGAAGGACTTTAATAGAATATGCAATCTGTTCCCCTTCGAAGTCACGATCGGCAGCGAGATATACCTCAGCGCCTTTTGCCGCTTCTTTCAGGGTCGCTATCGCTTTTGACTTTTCTTTTAAGAATTCGTACGTCGGCTCGTATCCATTCGTTAGGAAATTCAAGTCGTGTGTGAGACCGCGGATGTGTCCCATAGATGCAACGACACGCCATCCTGCGCCGAGGAACCCTTGAATGGTCTTTTGCTTGCCTGGACTTTCGATGATAAGGACGTTCATTTTGATTTTCTTGAACGATTTTTCTTTGTCAATTTTTTCGTAGTACGTCTACGCCGACCGCCTTTTGCGGCTTTTGCGGCTTTTGCTTCATTAGCTTTTACCGCATTGATAACTCTTTTTCTTGATGCTGCATTGCTTTCACTTAATCCTTTATACTGATGGTTAAACTCCTTTTTTGCATTATTTGGATTTGCATTTGTCGGTATGGCTGTCAAAGGATTTCCTTCAACCCGTATGATATCACCAATGCGTTGTAATATTATTTTTTCATTTATTTCTTCATTTGTTTCTTTTTTTAGTTTGTTTATATATGTTGTAAGAAATTCTGAAAATTTTTCTATAAATACGTTTCGTGCAGTTATTTTATTTCTTTTGCGTAATTCTACATCTAAATTACCATACCACTGGTTATACAAACTATTAATATAAATTTCATCAATTTGCATAGTTAATGCCACATGTTCTGCAAATGTTTTAGCTTTTTTAGTCGAAAAAAATGAAGGTTTAAACGCTTCATTAAAAGCCTCATTAAAGGCGTCTTCATTGCGTATATTTGCTGCCATCTCTATTATATATATTTAATTTCGTCGAGTTCGCTTATTATGTTTGCGTGATTTGCACTGTTTGCGTTTGCGGGTGCCGCCTGAAACTTTATTACATTCTACGAATAATTTATCTATATCTTCTTTTGTACGTGGAAAAGTTACATCTGATATTTTTATTTCTTTACCATCTTTTTCTCTACTATTTTTATCACATGATATAATAGTAACAGTCTGATTAGTGTGATTATACGATTTAATTTTACCAATCAATGGTTTAGTTAACTTGTTACCAAAACCTAAAAAACCTCTACCAATAACTTGTTTACCTGCTTCTACCTTCACAGGTAATCCATTATTTATATATATATCTATCTTAGTTACATCAAATAGTCCTTTTAGTGATTCTATTACTGTATCATTTGTAAACGTTGACGTATTTTGTGGAGGTTGTAATGATTTATTTTGTGCTGATAAATATGTTAATGCGTTAAACTTCTTTTTTGTTAATGCGTTTTTCTCTTTAATTTGTGCGAAAGGTGTAGTGATTGATGAAGGAAACACTGTCATGTTCATATCCTTAGGATAAATACCCTTAAATTTGCTCATTACTACCTTAATCCCAACATTTAAAACCTAACCCCCACTCTAATCAGATGGCAACGATCAACCAATCGAGTGGCCAAGGTGCTCTCTTTGAACTTGTTGCACGCGGTATCAAAGATAATTATTTCGTAAAAGATACCAAAGACAGTGTCTTCCCTTACGATGCTCGATACGGATCCTCTCTCCATCATCTGGCAGAGCGTCGGACAACCGTTCCACTTTCACGCACGAACTTTGGAGGATCCTTCGAAGTCGAGATTGACACCTTTGGAGACATTCTCACCGAATGTGCATTAGAAATCGATCTCCCCACATGGCTCCCACCACTCCCTACAGAGCTCAACGGGCAGCCCACTAATCCATCGATTGCAAATGGACTCTATCCGATTACCACCGCAGATCAGGCTGCAACATCCTATGGTTATGTCAATGGTATAGGATATTTCCTCTTCGAATCCATCCAATTCTATCAAGATCAAATGTTGATCCAAGAATGGAGTGGTGATCAACTCTACATCAAACAACAGACGGAAGGATCGTGGAACAGCAGTTACTTGGCACAGAATAATGCAGGAATCTCCTTAGATGGTACAGAATCTCGTACGATCCAGTTGCGTGCCACACCGAACCATCTTCGTATCTATCTCCCTTTGCCAGGCATGCAATGCCCGAAGGATCCTGGATTCCCACTCATTGCGCTCCCTTCACAGACCTTTCGGATTAAGGGCACGTTGAGAAAACTGGAGAATCTTGTTGTTTGTTCGGATCCTACCATTTATAAGCCCGCTCCTTGGAATGTTCCCCAATTCTCTATCGCGTACCCAACGGGTGCCTATACATTTGCACCGAAACCCCTGGTAGACATTGGACAACCGACAATTCTACTGTCGACTGTGCAACACTACATTAATCCAGAGGATCAAGAGGAAATACGATCCAAAGTGATACAGATTCCGTTTCGAAAGCAGTTTGAGAATCGATTCACCTTTGGGGAACTGGATTACATTCCATTGGATAAAGGAGGCGGTGCCGTTGCAACACGGTATATTGATGGACGCCATCCAGCGGAACGCCTTCTATGGTTTTTCAGGAATCAGAATGCGGTCGATCAGAATCGATTGGATTACATCCAGAATGATTACTTTGATAGGAATCCTGTGACAGCAACACAGCCTTATACAGTGCCTTATGGTGGATTTGCGTATGGAATGAAGTTGAACATTGCGGGGAAGGAGCGAGAAGATTTTTATAATTCGTCATTATGGAATCAGATGGTGCCGTGCGCAAAACATGAGAAGTATTCGTATGTGGGATCGATGATGTGGTCAACGGGTGACAATTATGGAACAGTCTATCCTGCACCGAGAGCACCTGAGGGGACAGTGAACTTTACAACAGCAGATAGACCGACCATGTATATCCAGTTGGCAAATATTACGTCAAATATCATCTTGGGGCAGCGCAAGGCAGAATTCAGAGTGTATGTGGAGTCATGGAATGTATATGAAATAGCGAATGGAAGAGGTAGAATTCTTTTCGCGAATTAGAGTTTAATTCGCGAATTAAACTTTGTTTAATGAGCTTGCCTTTAAAGGCTCGCGAATTAATACAGAATATAAATCTAGACTATTATCTATATACAATGCTAAATATCATAACGATTGTAGTATATGTAGGTGCGTATTATACATTCATTATTCTGTATATGATTCAAAAAGAAAGTTGTATAATTAAGACACAGAATGAAGAAATCATTGAACGATTAAAAAGGCTTGAGGCCTAATTGTAAAGACCTGATTAAAAAGACCTAAAATTAAAATGACATATACTAGTAACATGAATATTGGAATTATCATTGCAATACTCGTTTTACTTATAATGTTTTTGATAGCATGTATTTGTTGTCTAATTACAGATATCGAAGAAGAGGATGGAAAGGGAAGGTATGTGAAGATCTAAAGGCACTACGCTTTAAAACCACTACGCTTTAAAGCCACTTCTGCAAACAGTGTAATGTATACATTACACTGCATTACAAAACGGATTATTTAAATCCGTTTTTCATCCATGCTGCAACCTTCTGCGTATCTGATGATTGAAACAATGGCTGAGGAACACCATTCACAATTGCCAGAAAAGACGGAATGGTATTGACTCCACAGTAAGCAGGTGTATCTTCATTCTCATCCAGATCACAGTCATACCATTTGATTTTATCACTAAGTCCAAGAAGCATGTCCTTGTCAATACGTTTGCAGGGATTACACCATGTTGCCCCAAACTTAATCATAACAATAGGATCACTTCCCTGTAGCAACTGTTCGAACTCCTGATGGTTTTGGAGGGGTATCATCTTTTGGCTCATTCTTCTTAAAGTTTTTATAAATTCCTGATGAAATCACGAGGAATATTGTACCTAGTAATGTATAGGGTAAGAGATTTAAGTTACCGCCACCTGCTTGACCTGGTTCTTTCATTTGATTTTGCCCAGGTTCTTTTACGTTTTCTTTAGGTGCAGATGATTGTGCATTAGAGGCATGATTTACATTAGATAAAGGTTCTGGTTGTGTCTTTTCTGTTTCTGTTCCATTTTCTTTCTTTTCTGTTTCATTCATTTTCTTCATAAGATCACCAGCAGCAGCTCCAAGTGCACTCAGATTAGCACCTTGTATTGCATTTGTAGCATCCATACTATCTGTCAATGAACCACTCGTACCAATAGACATCTCCATAGAACTCTTTTTCGGTGGTTTATCCTGTGTTTTCTGCATTGCCTTCTGAAAATCTGCTGTTTTTGTACTCGAATACAGCGCAGCAGCAGGTGTAAATTGACTACCTGTAACAACATTCGCCACACCTTTCACAACATCTTTAATATTGCCAGTAGTCTGTGCCAAAAATTCAGTGCCCTTCAAAAATGGAACCGCGGCGGGTCCAATCAATTCACTAATGAATTTTGTAATGAATCCCCCAAATCCACTTGCACCCATATTGGATCCAAAGAAGCCAGGATTCATACCAATGACTCCTTTGGGATTCATTAAGAATTGTACTATATAGTATCCCCATGCAAGGAATGCAAGAGGGAAAAAGATAATGGTAATGCATGACAATAGACGAAATACTCCAATCTCTGTATCACCTAACAAAAACGAATCTATTCCAATAATCCCTCCAAAGAAAAGTGCCAGCGAATAGATAAAGAATCGTAAATGTTTACCATCAGGCTCTTCATCTGCCAATACACCTGATGCAATACGAATCCCTGGAAATCCAGGAATGCCTAAGCCATATACACGCACTACTTTCTCATTAAACAATGCTTGTACTGCATCCCACATCCACCATATTCCAAAAAATGCCATATTGACAATGAACTTTGCAATGAATGTACCAGGAGAACGTAAATAAAGATGATCTAGTCCTAAGAATCCACCCACAATAGACAGTGCAATAAATACATTATAGGATAAAAAGGCACCGCTACCTTCTCCATCTGCATTATTATTGGAATCACCATCTTTCCAGAATTTGAGCTGAGATACAGCGCTCATTACTTAGCGTTTTTATCTTTTTTTCAGCATCTTATACACCATTAAATGGTAAACAGAAGTCCGCCAAATCCGTTAATCACACGGAATATATTGTAATTGTGACCGTAAACAACAACGCGACAGTTACCACGCTGCTGATACGATGGTAATAATGGACTTGTTAGCGCAGTATTCATCTGGATTTGCCACGTGATACTGTCAATCCGACTGGCATTCATCGAACCCGTTGGTTGAATGTCTTCGGGTCGTAAGGCAAAACAGTAATTATAAATATACGATTCAACCGGAGTGAACGTGTGATGATCATATGGCTGCTGTACACGGAAAAATAAGGCATTCCGTGATGCAAACCGATCATATCCATCCAATTGTAAAATGGCACTGTCTAATAAATCTGTGCGGCCTGTGGGAGCAATATAGGCAGCGCCAGTAATATTGGCCACTCCAATATTATTCACATTGGGTGGTAATAACAATCCATTGGCGGGTTCATTGATTGCCAAGCTGCTGTAATTAAACCATTCATTACGATTGATCATGGCATCTCGTTGAACTACGAATAAGAACTCTTTAATGGGGTGATTGAAGTCCACCGATATGGTCGCCGTATTTTGATTGCCCGTCAGTGAATAAGGTGGAGTGTATTGCACTTGCTCAATGACATATTCATGAGTCTGGCTCACGAAGGAACGACGTTCTTCCACATCCAAATAGACATAATCGCCCCACATCAGCATGTTCATGATGGGTGTGACACAGTTCACTTGTACCGTGCAAGCGGGCATCCAATTGGCCTGTGAGTCAGACGGCGGTGGAATCCAGAAGAGTTGTTGTAGGGGACGGAGTGTGATATTGATACGGATGGGACTGTACTGGAGCGCGATCAAGGGTAAATAGAGTCCAGGATTATTACAGAAATAGAACTGCAGAGGAATGGTCACTTGGAGTCCCATAGGACCAGGTACAATGTTGGGGGGTTGATAGTTATCGATTCGACCAACCATACGATTGAGTGCTGCACGTTGATCCAGACTCGTCGTCATTTGAGTCCAGATTTCCATCCATTCACCCGTCTGTTTATCGATCTCTTGTTCACCAATTTCAAGGGAAATCTCTTGAATGAGAGCATGTCCAATGGAGTTTGTATAGGATAAGACGTTGCCGTTCACATCACGAATTAGGGGTAAAGTGACATCAAGATAGACACGACCAAGAAGATCGCCGCGACGAGGGATCAAACAGGTCACACGTTGCCCGAAGTTGGGTGTACCATCAAAATACATGGCTTGGGGTTCAATCGCAAAATTAGTGTGACGACGATAGACCATTTTAAAAAACGTGAGCTGTGGGTTGCCCGTGAGGAAAGCATCTTGCTTTCCTGTTGCAACAAGTTGTAATAAGCCACCACCAGCTGTCATTCTGTTTACTGTTCCGGAACTTTAACTTTATATTCAAATCCATAAGATTTCATTAGAATCTAAGTAGAATGTATCCCTTTGGTGGTATCAATTCTGTTTCGTTTGGAACAGCAGCAGGATCAACGAATCAAGGATCAACATGTGTCGCTATTGGATATTTGGCAGGCGCTGTCAATCAACCCGCCAGCAGCATTGTTCTTAATGCATCTGGTTCACTTGTCTCAGGTATATCGACTAATTCTTGTTATATATCACCAATCCGTTTAGCAAAGGGATCTTCCCTTGTCATGTATGATCCGATCCGAAAAGAACTATCTCAAACCAATCAATTGCCAGGCACGTTCACGTTTGAGAATCTGTTTGTGACGAGTACATTTACGCTACAGGAACTCGTCTATTCTACGTTAAAGACGGGTGCTATTTCAACCAATCTGTTAATTGTGGCATCCACGATTGCAACATCCACTATGACACTGTCTACATTAACAATGCCTGGTATCTTCTTTGATGGATACAACATTAATACCAATTACTTGGGAGTGAATTCGATGGATGCAGGATTGATGCGATATTCTACTCTGAAGGGATCGAGTATTCAGGCAATTGATGTATCTTCAGATGCAATTGCAGCAGGAATTATCCAAAGTTATATATTCATAGGATCTAGTATTCAAGCAGATGATGTGACATCTGTTACAATTGAGGGAGATATCATTGGATATTCCTCTCTCATAGGATCGAGTATCATAACAACAGATATGAATGCACAGAATATCACTGTGCAAACTCAAAGATATTCCAGCATGATGGGATCGAGTATTCAGGCAGCAGATGTGAATTCCCAGAATATCAATGTGCAAACTCTGGGATATTCTTCTCTCATAGGATCGAGTATCATAACAACGGATGTAAATTCCCAGAATATTACCGTGCAAACTCTGGGATACTCTAGCATGGTAGGATCAAGTATTCAGTCAATGGATGTGAATTCCCAGAATATTACTGTGCAGACTCTGGGATATTCTTCTCTTGTAGGATCGAGTATTATTGCTACAGATATGTTATTGCAGAACATTGCTGTGGATGCATTAACCTATTCTACATTGACAGGATCAAGTATTGTAACAGATGCTATGTATTCGAATACAATTGATGTGAATATTGTTACTTATACCACACTGAATGGTACAACTATTAGTGCGGATACGATCACAACATTTGAGCTACTATCAAATACCATTGAAGGGAATGAGATTGGATATTCTAGTATGATGGGATCCAGTATTCAGGCAAATGTGATCCAAACACAGGCAATACGATCCCTTTTCATTTTTAATTCGAGTTTCTATGGATCCAGTATTGCCACAAATGATGTCAATACAGGTAATCTTGTGATAGAAACAGGCCAATTCTTAACTCTGGGAGGATCAAGTATTGTAACAGATGATGTGAATTCCCAGAACATCACAGTGCAAACTCAAGGATATTCCACACTTGTAGGATCGAGTATTCAATCTATCGACTTGAAATCTCAGAATATTACCGTGCAAACCCAAGGATATTCTACCATGGTGGGATCGAGTATTCAGACAACTGATGTGAAATCACAGAATATTACAGTGCAAACCATGGGATACTCTTCCATTGTGGGATCAACGATTACAACGAATACCATTAATTTACAGAGAATGCATGCAGATGTTATGACATTTTCAAGCATGACAGGATCAACGATTGACGCAACTAACATGAATTCACAGAATATTCAAGGGCAGGTAATTCAATTCTCTACCCATGTGGGATCCAGTATCCAAGCAAATGATGTGAATTCCAATACGATTGAATATGCTGCAATGGTTGGTTCAAGTATTAATGCAAACTATGTGAAGGCCATTACATCTGAGAGTGATTATGTATATTATACCATTGCAAGTGGATCGAGTCTTCTGGCAAATGATGTGACTTCTCTAAATATCACAGTACAAACTCAAGGATACTCCACGCTTACAGGTTCAAGTATCCTAACAACAGATGTAAATTCCCAGAATATTAATGTGCAAACCCAAGGATATTCTACCATGGTGGGATCGAGTATTCTGGCAATCGATATCAATTCATTGACAATAAATGGAAGTACGATTGTATATTCTACTCTGCGCGGCTCTACTCTGATTGGATCAAGTATTCAAGTAACCGCGGTGAATGCAAGTACCATTGAAGGACAGACGATTGGATATTCTACACTGATTGGTTCTACTCTGTATTCAAATACGATTAGTGTAAATACTCTGTCAACAAATGCATTAGGTGTACAGAATATTACTGTATCAAATGCAATTACAGTATCCTCCCTATCTTCATTAAAAATGACAACATCTTCTCTCTCGGGAAATACTGTATTTGTAAGTACTAGTCTGGGAATTGGTAAAATAGCGCCTCAATATGCATTGCAATGTGTTGGATCTATTCAGGCCACGAATTTAACGCATTTTAATTGGAATTGCAATACGCTAGGTGTAAATAATCAGGCGCCAATTTCGTATTGGAAAATAGCATCTCTTGGGAAATCATCGAGTAGTGCATATGGACAGCTCAGTATCAAAGGCACACTTGGTGGATGGATTAATACAAATACAATGAGTATTGATATTACATTTATGGTACGTGAGGGGCTTGTTATCGAAGGTATTGTAAAAGCACTTAGTTATTCAGGTGCAGTTGCGGCAATGGACATTGTGTATTATAATAATAATACATTGAATACATATGATGTGTATTTAGCAGCACCAGTATCGAACTATCTGTCATTTGATCTGGATGTTGGTTCAAGTGGAATACAAACACAACAAACGATTGTATTATATGATCCAGCAACAACTGTAGTTCAGAATACATCACCAGGTGCATTGGTATCCATTACTGCACAGTGTCAGATGTATATTAATGGATCCAATGTGGGGATTGGTACTGCTGCGCCACAATCTGCATTATATGTTTATGGTCAATCTGCAATTAGTCAATATCACGGTTGTATGTCTGTTAAACATTCACTGGCTCCATCTGTATCATGGTCATGTGGTGCAAATTATACAGGGCAATTTGTGATCGCAAATATTGGTAATGGTAGCACTACAGTGCCACTTGGTGTTCAACTCACTCCAGGAAATCTATCGTGGGCATCTTATTCTGATCAGCGAATGAAACGTAATATTAATACTCTTGATGCATCATTATCATCTATTATGCAGTTACGACCTGTTACATTTAATTATAAAATGGATGATGTTGATGAAATACCACGCTCAGGATTTATTGCACAAGAAGTGGATGCGGTTTATCCTAATGCAACAAATTGGATTGTGACAGATACAAAAACAATGTATACAGATGATGATGGTAAAGAATATAGTGCACTAAGTGTTTCTACAACAGAACTCATCCCTTATTTAGTGAAATCGATTCAAGAATTAGCTGCAAAGAATGATGCTCTAGCAGCACGTGTTTCTACTCTTGAGGCTCGTTAAAAGCATTAAAAGCATTAGAGTTTCTCCAATAATTCATCCGTGGTCAACATGAATAACCACATTCCTGTCATTCTACATTTCTGCAGAGCAGCAAGAGGTTTCTCTGCAGTAGTATAGTCAAGTGCAACCATTGCATTTAATCCCATTAATTCTTGTTCGATATCCTCTGCATTCGGATCTTCATACAAATCATAGGCTCGTTCAAACAAATCAATGAGACGATTGCGATTGAAATGGGGTCGTTGTGGTTTTGCAGAAAGGGAGAGATGGATGACATATCGCTCTGACCATGTATTTGTTAACATCTCTACTGTTTCACGTTTATGTGCAACAGTGTCATGCATATACAATTCAGGAACGGGATTGCTTTTATTGAGAGATTGGAAGAAATCAATGATGTCACCATTGGTTGCATTGAAGCGCACATTGAGAAGGACATGCGATGAAAGTAACCAGCTCAAATCTCCATCTTCTGTAATGTAATCAATATCAGATTCAGCGAGCATCTGTAATGCAGTATAACGATGAATGCCATCCACCACTGCATAGATGCCATCCGAATATGCAAGATAAAATACGGTTTCAATGGGTTTTTTGACTTTACAGATGTATTCTGCAATTTCCTTGCAACGTACAGTATCAGGCGCACGATTGTGTTTCCAGTTTTTAACAGGTAAGGCAAGAAAGTCACGAATGGACATTTTCAGTACTTTGTGTGTAGCAGAGTATTCATGAACAGTTTGTGACATGGTTTGCCAGATACTATAAATAAAGCACTGTCAATTTTTATAAAAAAATAATCTCCGCTTCATTCATGCAGCAACTCTTTTACCAAAGTTGTGTCTCAGGTGACACGGACACCGTAAAGAAGCTACTCACTCCCCCAGTAATGGATGCATTAACACCGCCATCTGTCAATCCAAATCTCTGTCATTCTGTACTTTTATACAATTATGGAATTCAAATTGCCTGTAAACATCATCATACGGAAATGGTAAAATTACTTCTGGAGTACAAACCGATGGTACCCTATATTGATTTTACCATGTCAAACTGTTTTGCGTTCTTCACAATCTGTAAAGAAGGGTATGATGATATTGTTCGTATCATTCTACATTTCAATCAGGCACAGCTCAAACGTTATTTACCACAATGTATTAACCTTGCATGGAAACATAGTCAACATGCGGTCATACGCGTATTAGAAACACCACGACTCTTTCAGACATTTATCATGGAGCCTGTAATGGATTATAAGGTAGCATTGGGTATGCAATTGTTGTCGTATCAGGATTGTTTAATGATAGAACAACGTAAACATGCAGTACAATTTATGACGGCTTATTTTTCATGGATTTTTCCACTGTTACCGAGAGACATTGTGACATGGATTTGCCAGTTTTAATTACAAATCCTGAATCTTCATCGCCGTTTCGGAATGAAGCTCCAAGCTACGAACCAGATTGAGCGTATGCCAGCCTACCATCGCAAAGGTAACCATGAGTAACATTTCATATGCAGAACGCGCAGAGTCACGCCCTCTGTATCCAACAAAAATGAGCAAGGGGGCGACGATGAGAATATGGATGAGGTTGATATAAGAGCCCGTATGGAAGTATCGGAAAGCATGATACAGTAGTATAAATGCACCAACAATCATAAGTGCCTGGAACGCCCAAAGAGGTGTTGCAGATCGTT